AACGCCAAGTAAAAGGTCCAGTTCATTATATAGGTAATGCTCTTCCTCACAATTACGCAGATGCTTGGGATGATGAACGTGGTATGATGATACTTGAAGCTGGTGGTGAACCACAATATATCAACTGGTGGAACTGTCCGAAGTATAGAACAGTAAAACTTTCAAGATTATTAGATGAGAAAGACACACTTATAAAAAGTAAAATGTATCTACGTGTTACATTGGACTTGCCTATTAGTTATGAAGAAGCAAACTTCATTAAAGAAACATTTATGAAGGATTATGACTGTAGAGAAATTAGTCTTATACCTAATACACAAGATGATGAAATAAATTCAGACATTGATATCACAAAGTTTGAAAGTGTGGACGAAATTGTCGCAAAAGAGATTGAAGCAATAGACTCAGACAGCTTTGACAAAGCAAAACTACTGAGCATATATAGAGATTTGAACAAAGATGATTAAGATAAAAAGCATTACAGTAAAAAACTTTATGAGTGTGGGTAATACTACACAGGCAGTCGACTTTAACAAACAACAACTAACGTTAGTGCTTGGTGAAAACTTAGATCAAGGAGGTGACGATTCTGGTTCACGTAACGGTACAGGTAAAACTACAATAATTAACGCATTGTCTTATGCTCTGTACGGCCAAGCACTAACGAACATTAGAAAAGATAACCTAGTTAACAAAACTAATAATAAAGGAATGTTGGTTACACTAACATTTGACAAAGACGGCAAGGAATATAAAGTTGAAAGAGGCCGTAAGCCTAACACTATGAAGTTCTTTATTAATAATGAAGAACAAGAGCTTACAGATCAGTCACAAGGTGATAGTCGTAAAACACAACAAGACATAAATGAACTGCTAGGTATGAGTCATGATATGTTCAAGCATATTGTGGCACTTAATACTTACACAGAGCCCTTCTTAGCACTGAAAAACAATGACCAACGTGCTATTATAGAACAGTTACTTGGTATTACAATACTTTCTGAGAAGGCAGACTTGTTACGAGAACAAACACGTATTACTAGAGATAAACTTACTGAAGAAAATGCTAGGATATCAGCAGTAACAAGCAGTAATGAAAAGATTAAAGAAAACATTGAACGTTTACACAGCAGACGCAAGGCTTGGATTGCACAAAACAAACAAGACTGTGATAAACTTGCAAAAGCAATTAAAGAACTAGAACAACTAGACATCGACAATGAACTAGAAGATCACGAAAAACTAAAAACGTGGGAAGAAAGCACAAAACATCTTAACAACCTTAAAAAAGAAAAGTCAACAGTTGAACGTGCATTGGAACAAGCTGATAACAATGTAAACAAACTTGGTAAGGACTTGGATGATCTAGAAAGTGCCAAGTGTTATGCTTGTGGTCAAGAACTACATGACGACAAACTTGAAGAAATGAAAGACAAGTTACAAAAGGATTATGGTGATGCTCATGTTTATCAAACTAGCATGGCAGACAAACTACAAAAGGTAGAAAAGCTGATCGAAGAGGTCGGTGACCTTGACTCTAAACCTAATACATTCTATGAAACTGCCAAAGAAGCATACCAACACAGAGGTAACGTTGATAGTTTAACAAAGAGCTTACAAGATAAGACAGATGAACTAGATCCATATCAAGAACAGATTGATGATTTAGAGAAAACTGCAATACAAGAAGTTAATTGGGATACCGTAAACGATCTTAATAGCACAAAAGACCACATGGACTTCTTATACAAACTGTTAACAAACAAAGACAGCTTTATACGTAAGAAGATCATAGACCAGAATTTAGCATACCTAAACAACAGACTTACATACTACTTAGACAAGCTAGGACTTCCGCATACAGTGGTGTTTAAGAACGATCTAAGTGTTGAAATAACACAACTAGGACAGGATCTAGACTTTGATAACCTAAGTAGAGGTGAACGTAATAGACTTATACTTGGTATGAGTTGGGCATTCCGTGATGTGTGGGAAAGTTTATATCAAAACATCAACTTATTGTTTATTGATGAGTTGGTTGATAGCGGTATGGATGCAAATGGTGTTGAAAACAGTATGAGTGTTCTTAAGAAGATGGGTAGAGAACGTCAGAAGAACATTTACCTTATATCGCACAAGGAAGAACTTGCTGGTCGTGTAACTAACGTACTAAAAGTTATTAAAGAAAACGGATTTACGTCATATGACAATGATGTTGAAATAATGCAATGATCAACGACGATACACACGATAAACTAACCAAAGCATATTTGGAATATTACAAGGCCAACGAAGCATGGGAAATACGCAAGAGCGAACGTACCAAAAGATCGGCAAGAAAATGGTTAAGTGAGATACGTAGACTGTGTAGCGACCGTAGAGTTGAGATCATAGAAGAGTACAAAGCCAAAAAAGAAACGTCTAGCAGTGATACTGAGTAAGTATCAATATGCAATGGACATATAAGGGCAAATCAATAGAAACATTACCAGAGGATTGTGAAGCATTCGTGTATCTAATCACGAACACAACCAACAATAGAAAATACATAGGTAAGAAACTAGCAAAGTTTAAAAAAACAAGACCACCTCTTAAAGGTAAGAAGAATAAACGTAGAAGTAAAGTTGAAAGTGACTGGAAGGACTATTGGGGTTCATCAGATCACCTACAACAGGACGTACAACAATTAGGCGAAGACAAGTTTACAAGAGAAATACTATATTACTGTGAATCAAGAGGCATAGCAAGTTACTTAGAGGCAAGAGAACAGTTTGAACGTAGGGTATTAGAAACAGATGACTACTACAACGGCATTATAAACGTTAGGGTGGGTGGATCTAAGATACTGCGTGAAGGCCTAAAAGGCAAATAAGCCACTTTTACAACAACAAGAATTACTGTACACTAATATACTGTGTAGGCAAATAAAATTTCATCTATATAGCAACATTGTTTGGTCGGGGTAGCTCGACTTACCTTGAGGTCACATCGATCTGTGACTGGATACTGGTACGTTGCACGGCTTGATGCTAACGTAGGCATTAAAAGATCGTGGCTCTGAGAAAAAGCAACCACAACGTTAATATACTTTGCTTAACAGGGGTATATTAGTGTTCCGAGACTATTGCGAAGGCTGTAGTAGGGGGTTGGCGAGTTTCCGCCTCCGTACATATTATATGTAATCTACTTTGTTAAGATGGTACGCTTATCTCACATGATGGCTATTATCGACTTCGTCCGGAGACGGGCGAAGTATGGCTCAACTATCTACATGATGCAAAAGTGCTTCGCACTTATATTAATCATACATAAGAAAAAAGTGTTTGAGCATAGCGAAAACACAGATGAGCTGTTTGCTCATCTACTAGACACTAGTGTAATTCAGGATCACGTCCATAACGGAACGCATCACTATCATACACTTCGACAGCTACAACTTCGTATTGCTTGTTAGGGTTTACATCCACTAACTGTGCAACAGTTGAATCTGCTTCATACTCATCACTGCACTGAGTCACAACCTCTTTGGTGTTACACTCAATAACATTATATCTTGTTTGAGGCATATAAGATATTTAAGAGGTCTACGAGATGAATTATGTATAAATATAAAGTAACAGGAGAGCAAACCATGAAAATAACGCAAATAACAAGCGAAAACACGTTTAATGAAGCTCCCGGTGGTAATGTCTTAGGGAACGTTGCACGTAAAGTAGGTGCAAAAGTGGCTGGCGCCGTAGGTGCCAAAGGCACCGCCGCAGGAATGACAGGTAAAAACGATGCGAACGCAAAAGCCAAGGAATTGTTTGTACAATACAGAGGATTTATGGGTCAAACAGGTGGTAACCCTAAACAACCAACAGTTGATCAAGTATCTAACTTTATGAAGAAACAAGGATTACCATTAAACAGATTAAAAGGTCTACAAGGACAGCTAACACCTAAACAGGTTGACGACATCTTACAGAAAACTTCACAAGATAGTTTTAATTCTGCAGATGGACAAGCGGCCGCAGGAACAGAACCAGGATCCCCTGGAGATCCTAACGCACCGAAACCGGGTGCCGGTGGTGCTGGCGCACCAGCAGGTGGACAAGCAGGTGCAGGTGGCATACCAGCTAACATTCAAAAAGCTATTGATAGCTTAGATGCTAATGGTAAAAAAGAACTAGCGGCACTATTGTAAGGACAGCAAAATGAAACTAGGCGAAGTTACACACTACAATTTAAAATCAGAACAGATACTAGCAGAGGGTTGGCAAGATCTTAACGAAGCACAACGCATATATGTTGGTAAGTGGGAAAGAGATGTTTGGCCTTTAGTAGAAGGACTTAATAAATTATTAGAAGCTGATCTTGATCCTAAACAGATTGATAAAATCTTTAGTGATGCAGAACAAGTTGCAATAGATTCAGGCAACAACAAAACTGCATTAGGTAAGGCAGGACAAGTAGTAGGTGACCAAGCTAAAAAACTTACAGACCAAATTAACAAACTAGCCGATGCGGCACAACAAAGTGGACCAATTAAAAACTTTGATGCACAGTTTGAAAAACTAAAAGCACAATTAAAAAAGAAACTACAAGGTAATCCAGCAGGCCAGAAGATACTTACAATGGTCGATGGTTACGGAGAGTTTGCAAAAGGCAATCCGGCCAAGGCGGCATTTATCATTGGTGCAATGACTTCAGTACTTGCGTTTGCAAGTGGAGGTATTGTAAGTGGTGCGGCAATTGGTTTCTTTTTAAAACTAGCAAGTAACACACTTAAAGGTGATAAACTTTCAACAGCAGTTGGTAAAGGTGTTAAAGGCGCGGCACTTGGTGCGGTGGCTGGTGCTATTGGTGATCAAATTGGTGAATTATTACCGCCAGAGATTACAAACACATTTATTAATGATGCATCAGGCGAAATTGATATTACAAAACTAGACGGAATGAGTGCTACAAGCATGGAAGATCTAACTGCTGAATCGGCCAAAGAGATCATACAGTCAAGAAGTGCCATGGAAGAATTATTAGCACGAGGTAACCTAGATGCTGATGCAGAAGAAGTTTTACAAGGACAGCTTGACCAGGTAAATGATAAGATACGTGAAATAGGTGGTGCATCAGTAAATGATTCTGTTGATGCAATACAAGGCGAGTTTGATATCAAAGGTACAGATGTTAACATAGATAAGACTACAACCACATCAAACCAAGACGCAGGTAGTACAGTATCAGATACAGAAGTTGTTGCCGAGCTTGATGCAGAACAACTTAATGACGCAGGAATAAATTCAGCAGACTTTCCAGACAACGCATGGATTACTGAAAACACACAAAAATTATTAGATGCTGGTTTGTCAGAAGAAGACATTGAAGCATTACAAAATGCACAAGGATTTAACAGAGCATTAGACCAAAAAGAATTCTTAAACACACGTATATCAGCGTCAACTTCTATAGAGGTTGGAGACAGCCTACAGGTTGATGGTGTACCAGACGAAATTAAAGTTGGAGAGGTATTTAAATCAACAGTTAGTAAAACACTACCAGACGGAACTGAATACACTGGAATAGTAGACGTATCAATTGAAGGTGTAGACGCAGACGGAAATGCTGTTTACCAAATGAAAAATGTGTTTGTAAATCCTAATCCATTTACAGAAAATCTAGACAAGGCTCTTGAAGCTTTACCAGATGATGTAAGAGAAGAATTATATGATCAAATATTCAAAGGAACAGTTTCGGGTTCAATGGAAACAGCAGTTAACGATACAGCGGCCAACATTGTAAAAGCCGCGGCGGCAGTTGCACTAGGTGGTGCATTAGCAAAATCAGAATTTGTAGAGCCTGAGAAAAAAGAAGAGTCAATAGAACGACACAACGAAATGATTTACGAGTACGTTGAGTACTTAGAAGAAACAATGAACGAAGGACCTGCACTAGACAAAATGAAGGCGGCGGCAATGGCTGGCGTTAAAAAAGCAGGTAGCCTTACACAAAAAGGAATGACCCAAGTTGGTAAAGGCATGGACAAAGCCGGAGCCGCTGTTGCAGGTGGCATAAGCAAAACTGCCGCAGGTATTAAGAATCAAGGTAAACAACTTGGAAACAAAGTTACAAAAGAAAAATTAATGAAGGCGTGGAACAAAGCAGGCAAGCCAACAGACACAGGAAGTATTATTAATATTTTAAGTGATGCTGGTATGGACGATGAAGCCATTGGCACAGTTGGAACACAGTCAAACATTAAGTTAGCAAGACCTCAAGCTGATACGGGAGATGATGCCGGAGCAAGTGCTGGTACAGATCCCAAAGCTGGGGCAGAAGCAGAACCAGTTGATGCTAACAAAGACGGCAAAGACGACAAAACAGGCAAGCCAATTACTAAACCAGTTGATGCTAACAAAGACGGTAAAGATGACAAAACAGGCAAGCCAATAGAGCCTGAAAAAGATGCTACACTAGGTAAACCAGGTGCTGGCGGAGCCGCAGTAGGCGGAGCTCATGCAAATAAGAAACCTATAGTACCAGGTGGTGCTAAAGCAGGTGCAGGTGCTACTCCAGGTAAACCAGTTGATGTAAAATCATTAGCAGGCGATATACAAAAGGCCGGTGTTGCTGACGCTGTTAAACAACAACTATCGCAACCAGCTAAAGCAGGTAGCGGTGGAGATCTTGCAAGTGGTATGAAAGTAGATTTACCTACACTAGCTAAACAAATTAGTGATGCGGGTATACAAGATAAAGTAAAAGCAAGTCTAACACAAAAACAACCAGCTACTGCCTAAAAGAAAGGCATACTAGTCTTTTTAGCTGTTTCTAAATTTTCTTTAATAAGTTTACTAAAAATTTCTCTATCCTCAGGACCTGAAGCATACATTTCGTCAAGGGTTACACCTCCACGCATATACCATACAAGTCTTGATAATTCAAGTTTGAAGTTCTTAGTCTCTTTTTCCATGTCATCGACTAA